GAGGACCGTATTGACGAAGCCCTGCGCCACTTCTTTGACTGGCATATGTACGGGCACGAAAAGACGTACTATAAGTACCAAATCACGCAGCAGGACATTACGAACGGCTACCTGAACACCAATTCTTTGGGCAGTGACGGTGACCGAATCTTGAGCATTACTCGTGTGTTCCAAGTGGGCTTCAACCTACAGGTAAACAACACATTCAATGTGCGCTACCAAATGGCACTAAACGACTTCTACGGGCTGCGTACTGGTCAGATGAACCTGAACTACTACGTGTCTACCATGCAGTACATTGAGATGTTGCAGCAGTTACTGGATCCCGAGAAGCAGATCACGTTTAGTCGGTACGCCAACCGCCTTACTCTCCACATGAACTGGACAGACTTCCAAGCAGGACAGTTCCTGTTGATTGAAGCGTATCGTTCAACTGATCCTGCGCTGTATCCTGAAGTGTGGAACGACACCATGCTAAAACGGCACAGCATTGCACTCATCAAGCGACAGTGGGGTGCAAACCTGTCCAAGTACGACGGCATCAATCTTCCAGGCAACCTTACGTTTAACGGACAGCGCATCTACAGTGAAGCGCAAGAGGAACTAGAAAAGATCATGGAAGACTACATGACGAAGTACGAAGAACCACCAGACTTCTGCACAGGCTAAACATGGCAGTAAACCCGTATTTTAAACGCACAATAAAGAACGAGCAGGAACTGCTTGAGTCGTTGACCACAGAGGCAATCAAAATCTACGGTCACGACATGGTGTATTTGCCCCGTGAAAAAGTCACGGAGGACACTATTTTTGGCGAACAGGTTTCAGAGTTCAAAGACGCAAACCGTATTGAAATGTACATGGAGAACTCTGAAGGGTTTGAAGGCGATCAAGAAATGTCGCGGTTTGGACTGGACGTAAAGGAAGCCGCAACCTTTGTGGTGTCTCGCAAGCGATTCCTTGAAGTCATGGGACACAATCCTGACATTCGCCGTATTGGTCGTCCCCGTGAAGGTGACATCATTTACTTTGACTACCCCTACGGAATGTTTGAAATCAAGTTCGTGGAGCACGACAACCCCTTCTACCAAGCAGGGGGTCAGTACTGTTTTAAACTGTCGTGCGAAGCGTTCAAGTCGTCCAACGAGAAGATCGACACCGGAGAAAGTGAACTGGACGCTGCAATGGATGTACACTCATCGTATCTCCAGACTGTTATGGTTTCTGGTAGCGGAAACTACATTGAGGGCGAAGAAGTGTACGTGGGCACTGCCGCAAACAAGCGTGCCTACGGTCGTGTGGTGTCGTGGACCTCGGCTACAGACACCCTGCTTGTGAATATGCAGGAGGGTGACTTTATTGCGGGTGAAACCCTTGTGGGTGCTTCTGGTGCCACATCACGCACAATTACGTCTGTCGGAGAAAGCACTACTCGTGCTACTCACCAAGACGAACAGGACAACGAGCAGATTCAACTGGAGCAAACACAAGACGACATCTTTGACTTTACTGACAAGGATCCGTTTTCAGAGGGAAGTTACTGAAACACTCGGTTTTTTATACATATTCTCAAGGAGTATGTTTATGAAACCACAAAAATATGGGTTTGTATACATTTGGAAAGATAGAAATCGAAAAATGTATTACATTGGTTCACATTGGGGTACTGAATATGATGGATACATCTGCTCGTCTAATAGAATGAGAGACGCATACAGAAGAAGACCAACAGACTTCACAAGAAGGATATTAGAGAGGACGGAAAAAAGAGAAGAATTGCTCATTATAGAAAATCGTTGGCTAGAAATGGCAGCAAGGAAGAGCAAGAACAAATTTTACAACCTCAATTTTTCCACAACCAACAATATGTGGTGGCACAACAAGGAAAACAGACTTTCAGTTGGAGAAAAAATAAGCAAGAAGAACAAGAGCAATCGGAATTTCGGTAAATGGAACAAAGGAAAGTGTCTATCGGAAGAACAAAAGAAGAAGATAAGCGAATCTACTTCTATTGCCATGAAAGAACACTATAAACATAATCCACGAACAGAAGAATACAGGAAAAAAATTTCGGAGAACAATAAGAGATTGCAGAGGGAGAGAAAAATTGGTATGCACGGTAAATGTCATACAGATGAAACAAAACAGAAAATGAGAGACAACAATGCCATGAAAAATACAGAATACGTACAAAAGATACGAGACGCCAAGCGGGGTATCAAGTATCTGAAAAAAGACGGGACGAGAAAAATGGCACTACCAAACAGCGAAAAGTGGAATACCCTTATCGCGGAAGGTTATACGGTTGGTTACTAATGTTTACCCAGTTTTACAACGGATCAATACGGAGAATGGTTGTAGCGTTTGGTTCGCTGTTCAACGATCTGTACATTGACAAGGTGGAAAGTGGTGGCACAAAACGGCTGCTTGTGCCCATTTCGTACGCTCCCAAAGAGAAGTATCAAGTGCGTTTGGCAGGCGACCCGAACCTGCAAAACCCAAACCAAATAGTACTGCCGCGCATGGCGTTTGAGATTACAGGGTACGCGTACGACGCGCTCCGTAAGCGCAACAGCGTGTCCAAAGTGCTGTATCGTCCTCCTGTAGGGTCAACTGGATCCACAAACATACAGTACAGTTACGCAGAGGTGCCGTACAACATTGACTTTAGTCTGTACGTGTATGTGCGTAACATGGAAGACGGCTTGCAGATTGTGGAGCAGATCCTGCCCCACTTCACGCCTGAATTCGTAGTCACCGTAAACTTTGACGATCTGCACAAGAAGTTTGATATACCCATCACCCTTACAGGGTTCTCGTCACAAGAAGACTACGAAGGGGACTTTCAAACCCGTCGCAACATTGTGTTTACCCTGAACTTCAGCATGAAGACGTACTTGTTTGGTCCGAAGAAGGTGTACAAGGAAATCCGAATTGCAGAGTCCCACCTGTGGAACAAGGACATTTGGGACGGAACCGGAGTGGGTGGAATCACGTACACCGCAGGCAATACCACAGACTACTCCACTTACGGCAAAACTATTACTGGTGTGTCTGGACCGAGCGCAGGGATTACTACCTATCAGCCGTACTATAAGGTGTACGAGAACCTTACCGAAGGCGGCTCTACATACGAGGCACAAATGGCTTCAGGCGGCGTGACTGTTGATTGGAATATTTGATAGGAGGATTGATATGTTTGAAGGTATTGATAAAGCACTGGGTGTTCCGTCAGTGAACCCCCCACAAACACCCAACGTGCCTGTTGTAGTGCCCACCGAAGGCATTGTCCTGTCGCAGGAGCGGGTGGACGCAGACTTGCGGTTGGACTACGATTCTGTACGCAAGAACCTGAAAGAACTGGTGGAGTCAGGCAAGGTTGCACTGGACGGCATTATTGGTGTTGCCCAAGAAGGCGACTCGCCGCGTGCGTATGAGGTGGTTGCCCAACTCATCAAAACCTTGTCGGACACAAACAAAGACCTGCTGGAAATGCACGCAAAGGTGAAAGCCATCCGCAAGACAGAGAGCACTGTCAACAATGTAAGCAACACCACGCAGTCCATCTACGTGGGGTCCACAAAAGACTTGCAAGACATTATAAACGCTGCGCGTTCCACCACGAAGGCATTTGATAATAGACCTGATGTGCTTGAAGCCATAGTGGACGACAAGAATGAGCAGTAAAAGTAACAAGTATCTCGGCAACAGCAATCTCAAGGCAGCAGGCGTAAACGTAAACTTCTCTCCGGAGCAGATTGAAGAGTACATGAAGTGCTCGCAGGATCCGCTGTACTTTATCAAGAACTACGTGAAGATTGTGTCCCTCGACAAGGGTTTGGTGCCGTTTGAACCGTATGACTTTCAAGAGGACATGATCCACACCATTCACGAAAACCGTTTCGTGATCGGCAAACTCCCCCGTCAGACAGGTAAATCCACCACAATTATTTCGTATCTGTTGCACTACGTGCTGTTCAACCAGAGCATGAGTGTAGCCATTCTTGCAAACAAACTCACCACAGCCCGTGAACTACTGGGTCGCCTGAAATTAGCCTACGAGTATCTGCCCATGTGGTTGCAACAGGGCGTAGTGGAGTGGAACAAGGGGTCTATTGTACTGGAGAACGGCTCCAAGATTCTTGCGTCCGCTACTTCATCGTCTGCTGTCCGTGGTGGATCGTTCAACTACATCTTCTTGGACGAATTTGCGTACGTGCCACAGAACGTAGCAGAAGAGTTTTTCTCGTCGGTGTATCCCACCATTACCAGCGGTAAAAGCACAAAGGTGACCATTATTTCAACGCCGAAGGGCTTGAATATGTTCTACCGCTTTTGGGTAAACGCAAACAAGAAACCAGGTGAAGAAGGCAAAAACGAGTACGTGCCCATCGAAGTGCACTGGAGTGATGTGCCTGGGCGCGACGAAGCATGGAAAAAGCAGACTATTTCCAACACGTCGGAAGAGCAGTTTAGGACAGAATTTGAAACGCAGTTCCTGGGTTCAACCAATACACTTATCCACGCAGAGAAACTAAAGTGCATGGTGTACCGAACTCCAGTATTTTGGAACAATGAAGGGCTGCGAATATACGAAAAGCCTGTGGCAGGACACAACTACGTGGCAGTGGTGGACACCGCACGGGGACAGGGACTGGACTACCATGCGTACTCTGTGATTGATGTCACGGCTATTCCGTATCGGGTGGTGGCAACATTCCGCAACAACGAAATGCCGCCCATGTTGTACCCCAATGCCATCTACCCTGTGCTACGACAGTACAACAATGCGTACTGCTTGATTGAAGTAAACGACATTGGTGGTCAGGTGGCAGACATTCTGCACGATGAATTGGAGTACGACAATGTGATCTATGTGTCCATGCAGGGGCGCAAGGGACAGGTGGTGAACGGCGGCTTCGGCGGCAAGGGGTCGTCCATGAAGGGCGTGAAGACCTCCACTGCCGTGAAGCGCATCGGCTGCTCCATTTTGAAAAATCTGATTGAAGACACCAAACTCATAGTGGAGGACTT